CCTCGCCGAGCCGCTCCAGCTGGGCGAAGAGGTGATTGTTCAGGTCAGAGAGCTTGTTCTTCACGGCAGGGTCTCCATCGCCGCGTCGATCTTCGCGAGGGCGGCGTCGTAGATTTCGAGATCGGGGCGGGCGACCGCATCGAGGGTCGCAAGGTCGCCACCCAGCGTGCAGGATCGGATCAGGACTTCGCGGTCAGCTGCGATCACCGTTCGGGCGGTCGAGAGCGCGTCGGCAACGAGGCTCATTCCCCACCCCCGTCCTGTTCACCACGGGCGCGGGCAATGGCGGCGTCGAAGGCGTCGCTGGCGATGCGGACGCGCGACAGGTTCTCGGCGCTCGGGGACAGCTTCTGTGCCTTGCGTGCGGCCTGAAGCTCTGCGCCGGCCCCCAGCAGATCAGGCGCGGCGGCGAAGATGCGGGCGTGACGCTCCGCGTCCGCAAGGCTGTGCCCAAGCACGTGGTTCGCGTGGCATGACGCAACCCGCTGGCTGTAGTCGTGAGGGCCAACTGCAACGTCCCAATACAGGCCGTTGAAAACAGCGTGCAGCTCGACCGGCGTATGCTTCACCCCGCTCATGCCGCTGCTCCGCGTTCATAGACCTGTTGAAGAACACGCCGCGCCGCTTGCCCGCCGGGGCCATCGTCACACGAAAGCGTCGTGCACTCCTCCGGCTCGTCATCGTCTTCGATGTGGCTGTCATCGATCAGCAGCGGTTGAGCCCGCACAGCCTCTATCAGTGAGGCGACGCTTTCCTCGGCATCGAACCGGGCGCCGCCTACGTGGCGCGACTTGGCGCCCACCTCTTGGGCCGCCCACCAGGCGCCGATCTCAGGCTTCTCGCGAAGAATGCGAGCCCGCTTCAGTCGGGACTTGAGGAAGCAAAGATCGCAGTTGCCCTCATAGTCGTGCAGACCAAGATCGAAACCTTGAGGTAGTTCCGACGTCAGGCGCTTCGGATTGGCATTGTCGCCGAGCCAGAACTGCATGACTTCCGGCTTCGTGACCTTCGCCGTCGCCAGAGGGCAAACCGACTTCCACCGCTCTTTGTTCTTGGCATTGAAGGCGTACTGCTTAAGGACTCGGTGCCCTTCGTCGTGACGGAGGCCGACAGCGCTTGCCCAGCGCTCGTAGCCCAGCGAGCGCATAAAGTTCTTGATGACGCGAACCTTCAACTCGGACGTGCAGTAGCGCGTCGAGACGTTCGGCAAGTACTGCTTGCGACGGACCATCTCCGCGAACGGCTCACCGTCTCGGGCAGCGCTGTTGAAGCCGACCTCCTCGAAGGAGGCCGGGGCGCGCCACTCCAACCAACGCACATTCACGCCCCAGCGTGAGCCGCACTCATAGACGAAGCGCAGTGTCTCTTCTCGTTCCCTACCAGTGTTGGCGAAGGCTACGACATGGTCGTCGGGCAGCTTTCCGCCATACGCCTGAAGAGCCCGCCAGAGCATGTAGGCCGAGGTCCGCCCGCCGCTGAACGACCAGAGGCACGGCCCATCAATGATGAACGGATCGCTCATGCCTCACCCCCACGGATGGAGGCTTGGCGGAGGGCTGGTTCGTCGTCAGGAGCAAAACCACACCCGTCGCAGTCGTCGCATGTTCGGGCGCAGGCGCGGTGTTGGTTTGCGCCTTCCGTCTTCGCCGACTCTTCGATCTTCCCGGTTCCGCCGCAGGTCTGGCATTCAGGAAGCTCGATCTCAGGGAGCGACGCTACGGCTGCGTCCAGGTCAGCGAACACCTTGTCGGCAGCGGCGAAAGCGTCGCCTTGCTGCTTGGTCACGCCGTCAGGATCAGCGTTCCAGTCGTAGCCGGTCAGACGGGCAGCGGTGGCCGCCAGGGCGTCACGCAGATAACGGACGGCGTCATAGACGAGGATCGTTCGCAGGCTTCGTTCGATCAGATCGTCATCCAGCGCCTCTGCCGGGCTCTTGGTTGATTCAGGCATGGTCGGCCCCCTGCGATTTCGCGACGCGGGCAGCAGCCATCTTTTCCAGACGGCGGGCCTTCCCGTCAGCACGGGCCGAGAGGCGCTCAAGCTCGGACTGGTGGAAGGCGTGGGCCTTGTCGCGAGCCTCGGCTTCGGTGGAGCCGTGGATGACGACCGGCGACCAGCCGATTTTGGAGCCGCCCTTCGACGGCATGGGCATACGGATGCGGGCGATGGCGCCATGGTCCGCACTGGTCCAGGTGATGACTTCCATCAGTGGGACTCCTGGGGCTGGGGGCGGGAGACGCCGAGCTTGCGCGACGGCCAGCGGGCTTTGGACTTCGGCCAGATGCCGAGGTGCTTCGCCCGCATCCGGGCGGTTTTCGATTTGACCGCCACGTCCTGAGCGGTCTTCTCGCGGTGCTTGTCGCGGAGGGCCGGGGCGAGGTTGCTCTCACGGTTCTCGCCGCCGTTGATCAGGGCGATGACGTGGTCACAGTCCCAAGGCTCACCGGCTCCGATCTTGCGGCCGGAGATGTGGCAGCGGCCTCCGTGAGCCTCGAACACCCGAGCCTTGACGCGGGCAGGAATGGGGCTGTCGTCGGTCTTGCCGATCCATTCGGGGACTTCGCGGCTCATGCTGCCTCGCGATCTGTAGAGGCGCTGTCGTCGTTCGCCGCGTCGAAGTGCTCGACCTCGACGCCGTTCTCCGCGCACCAAGCGAGGATCAGCTCAATCAGGTCCGAGAACTCGCGCTTGGTCAGTTTTGAGGAACGCAGGCCCAGCGGAAGCATGGACGAACCGTCCAGCGTCGGGACGAAGCGGACTTCGCGGCCGAGCGCATGCATGAACAGGCACTTCCACGTTTCGGTATCCATCTGGACGCCGTTGTGGACGGGGCGAGTCTTCTGGATTTGCCCCAGCAGTGACCAGAGGGCGCGGTTCTGTTCGTCAGAACGCGTGGCCTCGCGGACCTCCAGCATCCAGGCTGCGCCGGGCTGCCAGAGGAGGAGGGCCCTCTCCACCCACGCATGGGCGGTATCGCGCTGGCCAGGCGTGAGCTTGAGGAGGTGGCGGGTCAAAGCACCTTCTCCTCTCGGATCTCGACGCCGGGGATGGCGGAGCCGCGCCGACCGGCGCGGATGTCGGCATCGACCAGGCGCTGGATCAGTTCGCAGAACGGCTTGTCGTCCTGGCGCCAGTAGAACTTCACGGCCTCCTTCAGATCGAGGATCATCCCGACGTGCCTGGTCCGCAGGCCGATGGCGCGCTCGCCG